AGGTTTTAGACGAAGAAAAAAAATAGTACGGCGTGATTCTTTAGTTTATAGCATCGCTGCATTAAGCGTTGAGACTGGGATAGCGCCAAGTGAGTTTATTAATATGGACTCAGAAATGATTAATGCAATAGTGCAGGTTTTGAACGATAGAGCCAGGAAGGTCCAAGATGCCAGTAGAGGTCGAGGTCGTAGGCGTTAATGACGTCTTGAAAGGCTTAACGTTTATTGATGAGGATTTATACAAGCGTGTTAAAGCTGCAGTGAATCCTTTAATGAAAACAGTAGAAACTAAAGCTAAAGGATTTGTAGCAAGTAACACCGATGTACTGTCTGGCTGGGCTAAACCAATCCAATCGACTGTTGATTATCGACCATTTCCTAAATACGATGAAAACCAAGTACGTGGCGGTATTGGATTTAAGGAAGGCAAAAATAGGCAGTTTAGTAATGGCTATCAGGTAGAAAGTTATGTCTATAACATAAGCGCAGCTGGTCGTATTTATGAAACTGCAGGAAGATTAAACCCACAAGGCCGAGCACCATTCACTTCTATTAATGAAGGTGGTAGCACAATGGCCTATAAGCAATCTGGTAGCGCTAAAAGTAGAAGCCGTGCAAGATCAGCCTATAACTCTAATAATCCGTTTGCTGGTTATCAGTTTGTTACTGATCTGCCTACACTTACATCACAACCTAGAGTTAAAGGTGTTAGAGGGCAAAGCAGCCGTAAAACTAAAGGTCGCTTAATTTACAAAGCATTTGCACAAGAAAGTGCTAGCATTTATGGAGCAATAGTAAAAGCCGTTAATGAAGTTGCAACACACTTTAACAAATCTACAGACAAGAAGGTCGCATAATGGCCAATGTAGTCGTATCGGCGGTTAGTACCTATAATAACAAAGGCCTAAAGCAAGCCAAAAAAGAATTAACAGCATTTGAAAAACAAACCCAGGCATTAGGTAGAACCTTTAGACGTGTCTTTGCTTTAACAGCGCTTACTGCATATAGCAAGAAAGCCATTAATGCATTTGCAGCCGATGAGAAGGCAGCCAAGTCTTTAGAGATGCAATTGAAGAACACAGGGTATGCCTTTAGCGCACCAGGTGTAGAGCTTTACATATCCAATTTACAGAAGGCTACAGGCGTATTAGATGACCAATTAAGGCCAGCGTTCCAACAATTATTGACAGTTACTGGCTCAATTACTAAAAGCCAAGAAGCATTAAACACAGCCTTAAATATTGCAGCAGCTACTGGTCGTTCTGTATCAGAAGTTAGTGCCGCTATTGCTAAAGGTTATGCAGGACAAACATCTGCATTAACCAGATTAGGTGTAGGCCTAAGTAAAGCCACATTAAAAACTGGCGACATGGATAAGATTTTAGGTGAATTAAACGATAAGTTTGCAGGTCAAGCAGCAGCCAGATTAGATACCTATGCTGGTAAGATGGATCAGTTAAGAGTTGCATCAGCTAACGCAGCCGAGGTTATTGGTAAAAGTTTATTAGATTCAATATCTAATATAAGCAAAGGTGGCACTGTATCCAGCCTTGCAACACAAATAGAGGATGTTGCTGATTCTGTTAGTTACTTAATACGTGGTGTAGGTGAATTAACTAAAGAGTTAAAGGGTTTGGCTGGAGTTAAAATACCTACTCCTGGCGGTGGTAGTTTCTTAGACTTTATTTTACGTAACGCACCAGTTATAAGTTCTTATTATTCTGCAGGTAAGAGAGCGGCAGGTGCTGCTTCAGCTAGTAGGCCAGCAGCCGATACACCAGCAGAAGGTCGTATCCTTGCGGCACAAAGAAGGCAAGAAGCCAGAAATATTAGAGAAACTAATAAATTACGCACACAAGAAATTACTAAATTAAAAGAAAAAACTGCCGTAGATAAGTTAAAAGATCAGTTTGATATTGAGCGCATTGGTTTAACTAAGGCACTTAATGAAGCCACCGATGCTGAAACTAAATTACGTTTACAAGCTCAATTAGCCATATTAGATAATAATGAAGCATTATCTAAAAAGATATTAGCAGAATTAGCAGCAGCCGAAGCAGCTAAGAAGTTTGCCGCTAGTTTTGATGCTGCATTAAGTTCAGTTATGGCATTAACAGCCAGGATTAACGCATTTATATTAAAAGAAGGTGGCACATTACCTAGCGGTGGTGGTGCTGGAAAACCTATTACTTATGAAACTGCCTTATCTGTGGCTAGAGCAACAAATACAAGAGTAGAAAACTTTTTAGATCAATTTACTTCACCAATAACAAGCGCACCATCATTTAATGAAATGCCACCAATAAGCGACTTTGATGCAGCTGGTAGATATGTGGGTACTCCGTTTGGGCAAGCAGGTGGTAATACCTTAAATATAACTGTAGATGTAGCACAAACTGGAGATAGATTTGCTCAGTTAGTAGCTGAGAGTATTCAAATTGCAACTAAATCTGGTATCTCTTATGGGGTAGCAGGTGGCTTGTAATGACAGTACCTGTAGTAAATGCTTTCATAAACTTTAGCACTGGGCCATCATTCGCTCAGGCTATGATTTTAGACCAAGGTATATTAGGTACAAATATATTAGGCGATAGTGCATCAATTATTGTCGATGTATCTAATCAAATAAACAGAATTGAAACCAAGCGAGGCCGTAACGCTTTGATCGATCAATTTCAAACTGGCACACTTACATTACGTATAGTAGATCAGAATGGCGATTTCAACCCACAGAATCCATCTAGCCCATACTTTACATATTTGACACCTATGAAAAAGGTGCAGATTACTGCTACATATAACAGCGTTACTTATCCTATATTTTCAGGATTTATTACAAGCTACGTTACTACCTATCCTAGAGAAGCAGAAGATGTAGCCTATACAACGATACAAGCTGTAGATGCTTTTAGACTTGCTTACAATGCACAGATAAGTAACGTGGCAGGATCAAGCCCTGGCGATTTAAGTGGCACACGTATTAATCAGATTTTAGACGAAATTGACTGGCCAGCGACTATGCGTGATGTCGATGCAGGTTTAACTACATTACAGGCAGATCCTGGCACAAATAGAACTGCATTACAGGCGATGACTACTGTGTCAGAGTCAGAGTATGGCGCACTATATGTAGATGAAAGCGGATCGTTTGTATTTCAAGATAGGGCAGTCACAGCTGGATCTATTGGTGGCACACCTACAGTATTTAATGATGATGGCACAGGTATCCCATACGCAGATGCTCAATGGATATTAAACGATGTGCTGATATTTAACAAGGCCACAATAACTAGAGCTGGTGGATCCCCACAGGTAGCATTAAACCAAGCATCTATAGATAAATACTTTTTGCATAGTTACTTTTTAGACAATCTGCTCATGCAGTCAGATGCCGTAGCTTTAGATTACGCACAAGCTTATGTAGCCAGTAGGCAAGAAACTTCTATCCGAGTGGACAATATAACCTTGGATCTATACACGCCTAACTACAACAGTGGAGTAATAGCAGCTCTAAATCTAGACTTTTTTGATCCAATTACAGTTAGCACCACCCAGCCAGGTGGCAGCATACTTACTAAGACTCTACAGATTTTTGGGGTTGCCATGAATATAACCCCGAATAGTTGGAAAACCACGTTCACCACATTAGAGCCAGTTATTGACGCTCTAATTTTGAATAACAATATATGGGGCACTTTAGACTATAATGTGCTTAGTTACTAAGGAGAGATAATGGCAGCAGGTTTAGGGTTTAAGGATTTTCAGGTTGGCGAGGTATTGACCGCAGCCGATGTAGATGGCTATTTAATGCAAGGCGTGTGGGTGTTTGCAAGTGCCACAGCTAGAGATGCAGCCGTTACATTACCACAAGAAGGTAACTTTGCTTACCTTAAAGATACAAACGTTACAACTTATTACACTGGATCAGCCTGGGCTAATTTAGATACTACAGGCATGACTAATCCAATGACTACTACTGGCGATACTATTTATTCTTCAAGTGGTTCAACACCAGCTAGGCTCGGAATTGGTACAGCTGGACAGGTCTTGCAAGTCAATTCTGGAGCCACAGCGCCAGAGTGGGCAACGCCCTCAAGCGGTGGTATGACTTTGTTATCAACTACATCACTTTCGGGCGCAAGTGTTACCATTTCGGCAATTAACCAAACTTATACAAATCTGTTTATTGCTATTTACCAAGTAGCAACAGCAGCCAATGATGCTGGAATAAGAATTGCGCCTAATGGAACAACTAATATAGCAAGCAATCAAAATCTTAAAGATGCACAAACTCAAAACCTTTATGCTGGAACTTATCTTAAATTATACGCCAATGATTATCCACCTTCATCATCAACAAGTGCTAATAGTGTTTATGGTTTAACTATAAATAATTATTCTGCATCACATAGAAAATCTTTTATTGCCTACGGAACTTATCACACAACAGCATACAATCAAACTGCATTTTATTCTATGGGTGGTTTAGATGCTACAACCGCAATTACTTCTTTAGAAATTTCCTTAACAACAAGCACATTTAGTAGCGGTACAGTTCTAGTTTATGGGGTGAAATAATGTCAAGACCAATGATAAGAATACATAATACTCAAACAGATGAAGTAATTGATCGTGAAATGAATGATGATGAGTTTGCTGCTTATGAAATAGATCAAGCAAATTACCAAGCAGAATTAGCACAAGCCGAAGCAAAGGCGCAAGCCAAAGCAGCAGCCGAAGGTAAGTTAGCCGCACTTGGTTTAACTACCGATGATCTGCGTGCTTTAGGTTTATAGCTAGTAAATGAAGCCGTGGCTATGTGCAGCTGGTGTGCAGTTAAGAGATCAGATTGATTTCTGGTTTCCAGATCGCAGTACTGCCAGTCCAGAAGGATGGCTGGGCGATAGTCGTCACTCCGCCAGAAAATCGGATCATAATCCAGACAAGTCTGGGGTCGTCCGAGCAATTGATATTAATGCTAGGTTACAGTCATCCGACAGCCTCGCACCTTATCTGGCTGACCAAATCAGAATCGCAGCCAAATCGGATGCACGCATATCATACGTCATCTATAACGGGCGAATATGTTCAAAGATTCTAAATTGGAAATGGCGTAAGTACAGGGGCATAAACCCACACCGATCACACGTACATTGTAGCTTTACTAAAGCAGGCGACAAAGACGGCAGAGAGTTTGATATACCACTACTAGGGGGAAAAATATGAAGATAACAAAGAAGCAAAAAGCAATACTAAAATCCTATGCACGTGGAGTATTAGTATCTTTCTTAACATTTTTAGCAAGTAATGAATTAGGTTTAGATCCAGCACTGTCTGTAGTAGTTGCAGCTTTGGCTGGCCCAGCAGCTAGGGCTTTAGACAAATCCGATACAGCTTATGGCGTCGGTGCAGATGAAGCATGAGTCCAGCGGAATGGGCT